GCAAATAATTTAACAACAAGTTATAATACTGCTGTGGAAACTATCTTGAGTAATACTTCAACAAACTTGTTAAAAGGGCCGTTGATCCTTCAGGAATCAGAAAGTTTATCAATTACTGCTGCAGCAGGGAATGTTGTTTCAGGAGTATTATCTGTTCTTGAATTAAATAGGAACGAACAGTAATAATACTTGTACTCATTAGATTAATTCTCTATATAAAGAGTTTTTAACTAATTTAAGGGATATCTATTATGTTGTGGTTTTTTAAACTACCTGTTGCTTTTGTGTTACTCACATTCTTATACTTGCTTATTACTATATAGAAATATAAAAATAAAAAAAAATATTTCAAATAATCTCAAAAGAGCCAATACCAATACTTTTCGTCTATTATTCAATAATACCAATGATAATACTGGTATTGGCATTATTCTAGAGCCAATACCGCCAATACCTTTTCTTCTATCCCGAGGCTGCCGTGAGGACTTTTTTCTGTTTATTTAAATATTTATTTATAATACCGTATAGTAGAAATGATTTTTACTCTTTTGTTTAATGTTTTATTTTATTGTATATTAATTAAATAGAGCAAATTAGAGTAAGAATAATTAATAATAACTAGAAAGGTAGAATATGAGTACAATAAATCTGGCTTTAAAGCCTAAAGTAACGCCTAAGACTAAATCTGAAGTTGTTAAACCTAAAGCTAAGGTTAAAGCTATGGATCCTAAAGATTATAAGGGAACTTATAAATACGATAAGGATTCTAGAATTCAGGTATGCGTAGACAAAAACCCTAAGAGAGAAGGCTGCGGTGGTTGGAAAAGATTTAATCTTTACAAAAACGGTTTAAAGATTAGAGATTTTTTAGCAAACGGCGGAAAGACTATCGACCTTGATTGGGATAGAGAAAGAGGTTTTGTTGCTGTAGAAATTATAGACGAAGCTGGCAGAGCAGGCAAATCTGCTAAAGCAACATTTACTCTTAAAAAATAATTATACGGTATAATTTGATAATCTTTAAATTATACTTATAATATTGGTAGCGAATAGTTTTGTTTCATCTTTTCTATTCGTTACCATTTAACTAGAAAGGAAGAATATGGGTTATACTAACTATTGGAGACAAAAAACAGATATACCACAAGGTAAGTGGAAAAGAATCAAAGAAGAATACGAAGAATATGTAAAACCAGTTGCTGGTGATCTTATTGAAGATAGTTCTAGCATTGATAATATAGTGTTCGATGGAAGTTGCGAAACTTTTTTCTTTACTCAAAAAGCAACTACAGAAGCAGAGAGAAGCTACAAAGAACAAGATATATCTTTTCACTTTTGTAAAACAAGAGGTGCTAAATACGATTTAGCAGTGTGGTATCTATTAACATTTATTAATAAGTTATGTCCTGAAATAGAGATATCAAGAGATATGTTATAATGGAATTATTTTTATTAGCAATGATTGTATCAATTGTCTTATTAAGACTATGGAGTGATAAATGGTAGAGAAAGATAAACTTGATTGGGCATATTATTTTAAAAGTCTTTTAGGTGGTAGCACCGCACCTGGTTGGATAAGAGTTTGTAGTAAAGGTATGAATGAGGGTTTTTCTGTATTTACTAAACAAACGAAAGTGAAAGAACACTATAAAAAAATAGTTGATTCAGGTGTAGAATTTTATACTTGTGATGACGATGATTTAGATAAAGAATACGGAATGTATTATGGTGATTTAGATTTAGATCCATTAGAAATTATGGCTTTTAGAAGTGGACACACTAAAATGTTTTATAAAGAAAATGGTAAATGGCAACCTGTATAATAATATTGTTTTAATTGATAAAAAATATTTTATTCTTAATTTTAAGATAAATTAATAGAAAGGTAGAATATGTTTAAAAGAATAAAGAAAACAGAAGATGATCCTTCTCTAAAAGAAGCACAGTCTTTTGTAAAAGGTTGGGTAGAAAGAGTTGTACTATCAACTGGAGTATTATTAGTTGATGAAGAAGCTACATATAAACAAGGTATAAAGAAAAATAAAGCAGCCTCTTTTTTAGCTAACAAAGATGGCTATCGAGAAATATTAGGACCAGCTATTTTTATACCTCACGAAGTTAAATCGGAGTGGTATTAATATGTTATCTAAATTACCTGATTTTGTATCTAAAAAAGTAGATATGTTAACGGCAGCAAGAAGTTTTAAGGCTGCAATAGATAAAAATTGTAAAGCAATGGGTATGGATCCAGATTGGGAAACTAATATCTCACTTTACAAAGATTATAACGGTGATTCTAACAGTGATAAAATTATTGTTGTTAGTTTCGAAGCAGGTCCACATGATTGGGGTGTCGGTTATTCTTTAGGTAGTCACCCTAAAAGTTATGCCTGGCCTAAAGGTAATCCACAAGACTGGTATCTAGAATGTTACTATGGTTTCGATGTAATGTTTACACCTTTAGAACATGATACTGCGCCTAGTTTTAAACAAATAAGTTTAAAGCCAGGTCCTTCTAAAAATATGAGAGATAAATATGATATCGTGGAGGTAGTTAATGTCTAAAAGATTTATTGCAGACTTCGTAGCAAAAGCTTGGTTTACTAAATACAAAAAGCAAATGTCTAAAGAAGATTATGCTCAATATGTGAAAGACTTTAAAGCAAGTACTATTGTTTATAAAGCTACATGGAAATCTAAAGATGATCCAGTAGAAAAATTACCATACGGAATAAAAGTAATAAACATAGAGGAGGCGAGAATAAATGGATAAATATCTATATGAAGAAATAAGAAAAATTAAAAGATTAGAGGAAAAAGAACCTAATCTTGATTTATCTAAATATGCAGTTAGAGAAGAAGAAACAAAAGCTATGGACAAAGATAACTCACAAGTATGTGTTTTATGTAAAGAAAGTTTTGTTGGCTGGGGAAATAATCCTGAACCACTAGCAAAATACGAAGAAGGCGTGTGTTGCGATCAATGCGATATGGATAAAGTAATACCTAAACGAATAGAGGAGCATAATAATGGCTAGTACCTATAAGAAGTTAACAATATATCTTAATCAAGAACAAGAAGATGTGTTGAAAGATTTTGATTTAAAAAGAATAAGATCAGAACAATTTGATTTATTACATTATACAGTAGGAATCATTAGTTCTAAATTAGATGATACACGTAATAAAATGATTACTGATGTAGACCCTAATAAATGTGATCCAGCTACATTACAATATAGTAGTAAAACAATAGGATAATATTTATTATATTGTATAATTTTGTTACTATTTATTTATTTTATTTAAATAAGTTAAATTTTAATAAAGGAGACATATGAAACGATTAGACGGAATATATCGAGGATATAGTATCTTTGAAAAAGATAACGTGTGGAAAATAGAACTTGAAGGTAAAACTATTACAACTTTTAATAAGATATTAAATGTTGATGGAAAAGCTAGTTGTCTTACAGAAATCGACCGTATCAAGCGAGAAGAATATCACGAAAGAGAGAGAAATGTTCAACGAGTAGATGCACAAGTAAAAGCAACAAGAGATGGAGGAGTATGAGTAAATTTATAGACGTAAAATCACACAACAAAACTGTATTACCTAAAGATTATAAGATGAATAAAATACAGCATTCACCTAAAGTATTAGAAGTTAAAAATGGTATGTTAGGGTTCGAGTTTAACGGGACTTACATTGTTGACCCTACTTTAGATGAGACAGCGAGATTCCCTGTTAGTGCAAAAACATACTATAAGATATCCGCAAGAGATAGAGATAGAATGATTAAGGCTAATATTAAAATATAATATTGTATATTGTTGTTATTTATTCTATATTTTTAGATTAAGTAAAAAATAACTAAAAAGGAGAAAGTATGGACATTTCTAAAAAGAAAGTATTGGGCTACATAGTTAATAATTTAGACTTTAGACCTAAAGATAAAATTAGTCAAGATCCAGTAACCTACATGGCATTTCCTAGTAGATTTAACTTAGATTTTAACAAAGTAAATTCGAGTTATCAATCAATCTCTATTTTCTTAGATAAAGCATCAGCAGAAGAACACAGAGATTTCGTAGAGAGTAATACTGGTGAGACATGTGTAATCAAAGAAGTAGAAATTAATATAATCTAGATTTACATTCATAAAATAATCGCTATATTAGGATAAATATGGCGATAACAATAGACCAGATACATCAAACAAACGAGGCGACCTTATCCTCAATGGAAAAGAAGTTCTGTGAGGGTATTGCTGCAGGAAAAGGTAAAAGAAACGCTGCTGTTGACGCAGGTTATTCTGAAACATCAGCTCACGTACAAGCTGCCCGCAACTTAAAGAAAGATAAGATTATCCAGTACATCGATAGATTAAGGGTTGATGCTAGGCGCTTGACAAGTGAGAGTGTGTCAAAAGAGGTAGAGAAGCTTGACATTGTGTACAAAGATGCTTGTGCCAAGAAACAATATTCCGCAGCGGTCAATGCGATAAGGTTAAAGTCTCAGTTGCTGGGGTTCCTTGTTGAAAAGAAAGAAGTACAACATAGTACACTTGACGCAATGAACGATGATGACTTGACGACATACCTAGACAAAATAGAAAAAGAACACAACATACAATAATATAATATAATCCGCAACATACAATAACACGCCGCCGCCATCAGTGTGTCAATGATGCGTGTTGCAATGTGCTTGTGTCAAGGTGCTTGAGCCTAGTGGATCAGCAAGGATCAGAGGATCAGGGTTGTGCAACGAGGATCAGGATATAATAAAAAAAATGATTGAAAAAGCTCTCGTCATCATTAAACCTTACTTAACGTAAAAATTTAATAATAAGAATTAAAACGTATTAATAGGATAATAAAAATATATTAATTAATTTTATTAATTAAAATTAGAAAGAATAAAATATATGATATTACTATTTAAATTACCAATTACTTTTTTAATCTTATTAACTTTTTATACGTTTCTAGTGTAGGTAGTATTATAAGAATAAATAGAGAACAAAAAGAGAACAACATTATAATTAAAACAACAGAAAATAATAGTTTTAATTTCTTTAAAAATAAGTATTATCTTTTTATCTTTTAAAAATAAAATCTTTTATAATTAAAAGAGTTTTTAAGAGAAATAGAAAGTAGAAAAAAGATGAAAAAAATAGAAAATAAGTCAGACGTTAAAATCGTAGAGAATAAAATTTCTTTATCTCATAGAGAGATATCAGCAAAGAAATTATTATTCAGATTAACTAATAATAAAAGAAGTAAATCAAAGTCTTTTTCTATATACGAAAAAGCTAAATTCTCAACTAACGTAGAATTAGCTTATAATAATTCGTATAGAAAAATAGACGTAGATTACGACACAACGTTTAATAATAGATTTAAAAAAGTTAATCTATTAATAGACGTTCCTCAGTATTTAGATAAAGCTAAAAAATCTTTATACTTAGATTTATTAAATTCTAATTTAGAATTTATTAAAAATAATAAAGTATCTCAAGAGATTATCGAAAATCAGAATTATTTTACTAAGTTAGTAAATAGTTTATAATCTCAATAAACTAATATCAGAGAGAGAGAATTAATTTTCTCTCTCTCTTTTTTTTATTCTTTTTTTTCTCTCATTTTTTCTCTCTCATTTATTTAAGCTAAAATAAAAACGTATTAAGTTTGATGGATTTTAATCGTATAAAGTTTAAAAACGAAATCTACTCTCTAGTAGAGAAAGAGATAGAAAGAGTGATGAATGGCTTAAATGTGTATAAATTTTTGTGTAAAAAAAAATTTTTTTAATATAAATCTTTACAATGTCTTTTTTAAATAGTAGCCTTCCACCTTTATATTGTAAAATACGAAAGGAGTATTTATATGATCTACGAAAACATCATGGAGAAAGCGAAGACTGTGTTATCTTTGGTCTTACAAGTATACAGGGTCGTGGTCTCCTCTTTAATATCATGTTGGAAAATGGGGCTTGCTTTTGGCGTCTGCCAATATGTGCCTTCTTCTCTAAAGATATGGATAGGAAAGAAGTGCCCGATATGCCAAACGACTTTCTTCAGCTGTGGAATAGCTTTAGTTATCATCATAGTGTTACTGAGTTTGCTTTTTTAGGCGGACTAAGAGCAAAATATTTTGGAAAAGATAAAAAACTTTATCACGGTGAGTATCTGTTTACTGTTGATTGGTGTCACCCTGATCCCAATATTCTTGATACAGATCATTCTGAAATTCCTCAGGAACATAAGTGCGCTCATATATTGGAACTTGACAATGGTAATTTTGCTGCTCAGCCAAATAACCGAATACTATGGCACGTTAATTCATTTACTACGAAAAACGAAGTTCCAGACTACAAAGTCCAAACAAACTATTGGAATGTAGAAAACAAAGATTGGATAACAGAGGATACAGATAAATATTTTTATGAAATACTAGAAAAAAAATTTTAGGTGATATTCAATAGTAGGGAGACTTACTTGAATAGGGGTGATGGTGGGCAACTTTTTTGTTTATATAGTATCTAAAACGAAATAAATAAACATATGACTATTTCGATTTTGCTTCCTACAAGAAAAAGGATATCTTTGCTTAAAAAATGTAGAGAATCATTATTAGATAATGCTTCTGATCCTTCAAAAATTCAACTACTTTATGGAGTAGATGATGACGATCAAGATACAATAGATTTCTTAAAAGATGATAAACATCCAGCTAGGTCTGTAATAAAATTTAAAAGACAAGGATATGAGAACTTACATTTATATAATAATGCTCTAGGAGCCTATGCTCAAGGTAATTGGATCATGTTCTTTAATGACGATGCGATTATGGAAACTAAACATTGGGATTTAGAAATAAATAAATTTGATGGACAATTTAAACTTTTAAAAGTAAAAGAACAAACAGGACATCCTTATAGTATCTTTCCTATAATTCCATATGATTGGTTTAGATGTTTAGATCATATAAGTCTCCATGGTCAAAATGATGCATGGGTCTCTGAGATTGCTTACATGTTAGATATAATGCAAGACGTTGATATAAATGTTTTTCACGATAGAGCAGATATTACTGGTAACAATAATGACGAAGTCTTTAAAGAAAGAATTTATAAAGAAGGTAGTCCAGAAAAAGAAGGTGATCTTCATCATCAAAAAATGGTAAATGCCAGATTTGCGGACGCAAGTAAGTTAGCATGGTTCCTAGATAAAATTGGACAATCTTCTTTACATTGGAAAAAAATTACTAAAAAAGAAGTTAAACCATTTATTAAATTAGAAGAAAAATTTTTAGAGTATCAAAAAGCTGGAGCGATAGGAGCCGGGAAACAAAATGCAAAAATCTCAGATCAAGGAAAAGTTAAAGTCAGCTATTCAGATATATAAAAAAACTAAAGATCCAAGAGCTTCAGAAGTCATTGAACATTTAACTAAGATACTATCAACTTCTAAATCGAGAGATAGTTTAATAGATTATGCAAAGCACGTATATCCTGGATACAAGGATCCCGCACATATACAATTAATTGCAAAAAATCTAGAAGCTTTAGAAAAAGGAGAAATAAATAGACTAGCAGTGTTTATGCCACCAAGGCATGGAAAGTCTATGTTATGTTCAGAATTTTTTCCAGCATGGTATCTAGGTAATAATCCTAAAGAGTTTGTCATTCAATCTACCTATGCTCAAGAACTAGCTGATGACTTTGGTCGTAAAGTTCGTAACCAAATAGCCTCTCCAGATTTTAATAGTGTCTTTCCACAAGTTGGTCTGCGTGCTGATTCAAGTTCAGCTAAACGATTTCACACTATGCAAGGTGGAACTTATTCTGCTGTCGGTGCAGGAGGCGCAATCACTGGTAGAGGTGCGCACTTATTAATTATTGATGATCCTATAAAGGGTAGAGAAGATGCTGAGTCCGAGACACAAAGACGTAATCTAGTAGAATGGTATAAGTCAGTCGCTTACACAAGACTTCAACCTGGTGGTAAAGTCATTATCATTCAAACAAGATGGCATCAAGATGATTTAGCAGGACACATTTTAGCAGAGAGTA